ACAATGTATGGTCTGTTTTTCATTACAGCACCACCTGCTTGTTTGCCAAAAATACCACCAAAGAATGAACCAGCAAAGTTCATGCCTGTTACTGCACCACCTGTACCAAATTGTAAACCAAACAATGATGTCAATATTGGTTGTATAACTTGTAATCTTATAACGTCTGCAATAATTTGTGTTACAATTTTCTTAAAGAAGCTCTTAAATGAATCCAATGCACTTTGTCCTTCAAGCAATGCTGTAGCAAGGTCTGTACTCAATGCTTTTTGTGCTGTGCCTACAGTATCAAGGAATGAATTCATTGCTTCATTTTCTCCAAACACTTCATCAAGTTGACGTTTCAATTGAATATATGTTTGTAGTGAAATTGCACTGGTTTTGTACATTTCATCTAACTGTTCTAACAATGCAGTGTATTCTTCTGTGGTACCTCTTGCAGTAGCCAAATCATCATTGAACTGTTGCATCAATGTTTTGACAGGTTCTGCTTTTTCTTTGGTAATACCTAAGATACTGTTAAGCCTTTCTAACATTTCATTGTATTCTTCAACGCCTAAAGTACCATCTTCGAATTGTTGTGTAATTTCTTCTATTGCTTGTTTTGCAAATGCTTGTGTTTGTATGAATGCACCTACGTTGTCTTTGAGGTCTTCCATAAATGAAGCATAGGTTTCTATTTCATCGCCTGTGTCTACAAGACTGTCATTATAATCTTGTTGTGCTTGTAGTGCGGCGGCTAATTCTGCATTTGCGGCAGCCATTAAGGTTTCATAGTCTCTTATTGCGCCGTTTGTTTCTTCTTGTGCTTTTTTCAGTCCTTCAACAACTTTTGTTGCTTCTGCTACTCTGTCAGTGATTTTTTCTTGTTCAGACCTATAATCATTTTTACTAAATGCTTCAGCAAGATCAATATATTGTTTGAAAGGTTTAATTAATTCTCTATATGCTTCTTCTTGTTCTTTTCTTATTCTTTCGTCTTCTTTGGCTTGTTGAATAATTTTATCGTTTGCATCAATTTGTGCTTGTAACGTGTCAATATAGGCTTGAATGATTGCTCTGCCTTCTTCATATTGTTCTTTGTTAGCATTACCAAAACCGCTTACTTCAACACCTAATTCTCTCAATAAGTTAAGTGCTTCTGAATAGTTACCTGTGCCTAAGAATGGTGATAAGAAATTAGCAGACTGGCCTTTTGACAAGTCTTCCATTTTACGATTTAATTCTTCAAGAGCAGTAACAGCACCTACAGAACCTTCTTCAACATTTGTCATTATTTCTTCAACATTCATGTTGACCAATGCACCATCTGCTCCAGATAATCTATCTAACTCTCTGGTCATGGCTTTTAGTACTGCTGTAAATGCGTCTGATACACCTAATGCTTCATCAATTGATATCAAGAAACGATCAAATGCATCATCAAATTGTGTTTTAACCTGTTCAATTGTTGGTGCCATTTGTTCGAATGATTGTCTAAGTGCATTACTGCTTTGTAACATTTCAAACATTACTTCAGCACTTAGCTCACCGGCTCTACTCATTTCACGTAATTGACCAACGTTAATGCCTGTTTCTCTGGCCATAATAGAAAGAGCAGGTCCAAGTCCTTCTACCAGACTGTTGAATTCGTCACCACGTACTGTACCGGACGCCATGGCTTGTCCGAACTGTCTAATAACTGAATTTGTTGTGGCGGCGTCAGCACCAGCAACCTGTAGTGCTTGTGATAATGAAGTTGTTACGTCAATAACATCTTGTTCGCTAACACCTAATTCTTCTGTGGCAACTCTTAATTTTGTGAATAGTTCTGTTGTGGCTTCAAATGATGTTCTGTTTGCAACAGCAGTCTGTGTTAACAAACCCATTACTCTGTTTAAATCATCTGTGCCATTTGTAACCAATGTTAATTGGTTTCTGAGACTTTGATACTTTGTTTGTACGTCAATTATTTGTCGGCCAAAGTTAACAAGCACACCAACACTGAATGCACCTGCAATGGCAGGGCCTAATCGACCAAATCCTGCAAGTAAAGTACTGTTTGTGCCACCAACATTTTTTAATTCTTTATTTGCACTTTTTAATTTACGTTGATATTGACTGTCGTCTAACGTTAGTGTAACTTTTATATTCTTAGCCATTATAGTCTCTTGATTTCTTTTTCAATCTCTTCATCAATGATATCGATTGTGGGATCACTCATGCCATCTGGTGCTTGTCTACTCCAGCCTTCATCAAGTCTACCTGCATAACCATAATTTGCAGTTATTTTTGTACCACGTGTGCTGGTTTTTGATCTTGCATTACCAGATTTCACAGGAGTTACGCCTTTAAAATATTTGCCACTGACTCTCATGACCTCTTTAGGTATATCTTGCATGTCAGCAAACAATTTTTCAACTTCACGTGTGTACACTTTTGCCACGTCTTTTCTCCATCATCTCTTTCAGCTCATCTTGAGTGAAATCATCTGTTTTGACAGCAGGCTCACCATTTGCTTTTGCTTGTATGTGTTGTCTATAACTCATACTTGCATCAAATATAAGCAAATCCATAGTGTTGCCTTTATGCAAAACATCACTTGGCAACATACCGTATCTTTCTGCCATTGCATCGATCATCATAATCAATGTCAATAGTGGATCTTTTTCTTCGAAAGAAACGTTTCCTACTTTCCCAACGTTGAGATCACTAAGTTAAAAGCCTTCATTGCTACATCAGGTGGTAAAACCTGATCATCTTCCATGACTGGCTTGCCTTCTTCATCCAATATCATGCTTTTAGCAATATTTAACACCGCATTCATGTCATCTCCACCTGAAGCCATCTTAAAATAGTAATCAAGTGGTTGTCTATCCCATGCCCAGAAGTCAACTTCATCACCATACTTTGTGGTAATTTCTTCATCTGACAAGGTAAATTTTATTAATTTGGGGGTTGCGGTTAATTCTGTAATTTTCATATCGTTATTCCTTTATATCTCTATCATGTAAGTTGTGTAAAGCACTTAAACAAAATGCAATACGTTTTTGTGCTTTAAGGATATCACCTTGAGCACAACGAATCTCATTCTGAGCCTTCGCTATCTCCATCTCCATCGATTTCAGAATCTCCTGAATCGAGTGGTTCTTCCAAATCTGCATAATCTTCGTCCTTCACTATATCTATATTTATCGGTTTAAAATCTTTTGGTTTTGAATACAATTCAATATCGTATGTTTTGCATAGATCTCTGATATCATATGTTTTGCCATCTATTTTGACGTCAAATGATTCACGTGTCCACACACCATCTACAATATTTCTTCTTGCAATTTTTCTAACTTTTTGTTCCATATATCTCTCCTAAGTAGATAGCCCCCAAAAAGGAGGCTATCAAATTGGTTCTTTAAGATACCTGAGCCTTAGATAAGTCTCCGTTTACAATGATAGAACCTGGTGAAATCCACACAGCCTGATCAATTGAGGCACTTGGTGCTAAACCACCAATAAAGCCTTGACCGCTGAAGTAGTAATCATCAGTGTCAGTACCTTCAAATGCCACAGAGAAGAAAATCTCTGTTTTGCTGTTTGAAGTCGTCCATAGACCATCATTTGCTACGGAGTTAGTTGTATTAGACAAACCAAAGAACGTATTATCATCTACAAGCATGTTAAATGATACTTCATTTTCCATAACAGTTGTGAAAGCACTTGAACTTGTTGCGTCTAAAGTACTATATCTAACTGTGCCTGGTGTTGTAGAAATTGTTACGTCTTGCATTAGAGGGACAGAAAGACTTCCTGCCGCTCCTGGTATTGCTAACGCACTTGTGTTACCTAACGTAAGGATTGCTTGAGAACCTGCTGTTACATTAATAACTGCCATCTTTTATCTCCTATGATAATTTAGTTATATTATACTCGAAAGTATAAGTTATATAATCATCCTCAATTTCGCTCTCCACAGAACTTTCGTTGATCTGTGTGCCTGTTATAGCGTCACGAGCACTGAGGATACTTGCTATAACTGTATCTATATCACTTGGTTGATTTTTAGCATCGACAACAAGATATGCATTCACTATTGTATCTGTTTGATACACTTCACCTTGGTCAAGTGTGCGATACAACTGTATTTTGCTTTCTATATCGTCATCTACATAAACGGTTTTCATGTTCTTTTCATAAAGTGGGATGCCGTTCGAATCAAACGGCAACTCACTTGACACTTTGAAAGCCGTGTTGGAGGCTATGTTAGTGGTTATTTTAGAACGTATGTCGTCTGCAATAGCCATTAATTAACCTTTACAACACTGCTTCTTCTGCGTGTTCTTCGAACTGTAGCATAAGTGTATGCTTTTTCACCATCTTCAACTGTGCCGTCACCATCAGCATCATACCAATCAGCCATTGCCAATAATTCATTGAATAAACCATTGAACTTGGTTTCATAGTACTGTATTTTTTGCAGTTCAGGTGAATCTTCACTTGAGAAATCTGCAATCAACGGCAACAAATAGTAGTACATACAATAAAACACACATAAATCTGTGAAATCTTGTTTACGAGTCTTAATCCTATTTGGATTGAAATCCGGTACTAATGCTGGATTGCTAACATTTGTGGTATTTGTGTACCTCAAATAGCCTTGCCACCAACTACTTGCTTTGATTTTGATGTTTATACGGTCTGTTGACTTGGTTAACAGATCTTCCACAAAGTCGGATGTATCAGTAAAGCCTGATTCAGTAGGAACTACCAGTTCATTACTTTCAAGCAAACGTTGATCCTTTTGTACAAGATCTGTAAATTCAGCGTAACTTGTTACACTACCACCAACCGTTATAAATGCCATAATCTATCCTTATGCGTTTGGTAAGTTATTGCTTCTAAAGAAAACACAACCAGCGGCTTGACCTACAAGACCGTTTAGTAATGCTCTGTTACCAATATCAGAAAGTGAACTGATTGTGGTACCACCTGCTAAAGCGATTTGCTCTTGAATAGCAAATTCAAATGCAGGATCAATAACAGCAATGTATGAACCATTTGCTCCAACTGGTGCGTTCACACTTCTTAAGTTAGAAACACCTTTTGAAATAGCAACTAAGTTAGCAGTTGCAGATCCAATTGTTTTGTTTGCTGTAATTCTTTGACCAAAGTTACTTCTTAATGTAGCAAAACCATTTCTGACTGTACCACGTACAACGTGCTTGTCAAAGTCTGGATCGTACCACATCTTCACTGATGGTTCTCTTTTTGTAGCATAAGCCATTGCTTCAGGTGACATAACAAAAGACACTCTGTGAGTAGTTGCGTTTGCACTACCTTCACCAGTATCTGCATGAACTGTCATTGAGCTGTTTGCATTTAAGAAACCTGCTTCGTCTGTTGCTTCTGCAAGACCGCCACTTAAACGAGTAAGTACTGCGTTCTCAACAAGAGCAAGACCACCGTCTTCTAATGCTTCTGCGTTGATATCTGTACCGATACCTCTTTTCTGTACAGTAATGTTTGCACTTGTTGGCGCAAAGTCACTTGCTGTAGAGATTTGTCCACCTTCAGCAACATCTACTGCTTTGGTGTATGAGTTCGTTAAAGGAAAACGAACTGTATCGCCGGCTGAGCCGGATATGTTTACGGAATTCAAGATAATTGCTTGGTTAGGTAGTAACACCGCGTCCATGTAATATGGGACAAGGTCTGCAACCACTGATTCATACAACTGCTGAATTCCACTACTTGATGTAGCCATTATAATTCTCCTTGTTGAATTTAATTAACATTTTAAACAAATTGTTTCCTGCTTTTTTCCATTTGTTTCTTAACCATACCATCGGTTATGTTGTCCCTGGATAAAGAAGGGTTATATTGACGCACATTCATGTACGCCGCTCTGTATTCAGCATCACTATTTACTCTACCATGGTCAACTGCTTTTGCTTTGTTTGCAGTTGAATCAGTAGAACTTTCGCCATACTGTAAATTTTCAACACCTTTTTTGCCAAAGTTAAGACCTAATGATTTGCCAACCATTTCAACAGCAGTACCATAGTCTGGTGTTTCACCATCTGTGGTTAAGAAGTCTCCACCATTGCGTATTGCAAAAGTATCACCTTCTACTGCCAGCATGTTTCTGGCTTTCATTAAATCAACTACTGCTGACTTTTGGTCTGCATTCCAATTGCTTGGCATTGCATTTTGTAGTTGACCTAAATGGTCTTTCAATAACAAGTCAGTCTTAAGGCTGTTTACTTGTGCTTTCAATTCTTCTACAGTTGCTTCACGCTTTTTAACCGCGTCTCTTAAGGCGTTAACGTTCAATGAACTACCTTCTAAATCGCTGGTAGGCGTTGTTTCCTGTAGTGTCTTAACAACACTTTTAACACTGTCAATGCTGTCAACGTTAAGCTCATTTAAGAAATTGCTTTCTGCTTCACGTCTTGCATTTGCGGCAATCTTGTTAGTGTCATCACGTGTGTAAACACGAGTGCCATCAACATATAATTTGCCTTCTTTCACCTCAACACTTGGTGTTGTAACTGATTCAGATTTTGTTTCTGTTTGTTCAACAGGTTGTACGGAATCTGTAACCGGTGCAACGTTATCGGTTTGCACTGCCGGATTGTGGACTTCTTGTTCCATTAATTTCTCCTATTAATCGCTGAAGTATGCGTATTTTGAGCAACTTCACTGCTCCTACCTAACAGCCTTACAGGCTATTATTTGTGTATGAACCCTCAATCAATTGATCAAGGCGTTCACGTAATTTGTCTCGTAAATCTTCTTTAAAATTGCCTTCTTCTGCATCTACACCTGAACGCATTTCCATACGCATTTCAAGTTCTTGATGTGTTGCAAAAGGCATGTATGTGATTAATCCATCTTCACGTTCATGTGTGTGGAAACCACTACCGCCGAGTCTTTGTGCTTCTGCTTCGGCTTCTTCTTGCGTTTCATAATCTCTCACTGTATATTCAAGTTCTGGATCAAACGCTTCTGTGTATCTTTCATATGCTGATATCAACATATCCATTTCACGTAATTCGTTTTCTAAACCTTTTTGTGAATACAATCTATTGTAACTCACAGATAAATCTTCTGGTACTGCTTTGCCTTGCCAATCAAACCACATTGGCCATAGCGAATGTGCTTCAAGGTTTTCAAGACTGACTGCTTTCTTTCTAATAAATGCTTCTAATTTTGAATCATAGAATTCAATTTGTACACCTGATCTACTTGCTTTGATTAATTCATCACTACGCACCATTGCAACTTGATTCATTTTTTCGATCTTTTGATCTACAAGTTCTCTCAACTGTTCTATACTGTCAAGTGGTGGAGCTCTGAACTCAAACACATAATTAGGTTGCCCGTTGAGACTGTTCTGTACATTAATCACAGAGCCAGGCTCCGCACCAACGTTAAAGTTGTTTTGATTCAGTGTTTGTTCATCTACAAGTGTGACAGGATGAGCACCGTACGATATGCTACTGTATATTTCTCCATAGTCACCGTATATTGAACGCTGAATCTGTGCGATATCAAAGATTGGTGTGTGACCTATTCCATTATAGATCTTGCTACTTTGATAAACGGGTCTTACAGGAATGTAGCCCAATTCATTTTCTTGGACAATTCGGTAAAACCCTTTGGTATCTTCTGTTATTGACGGTTCAATGAATTCTGCACCTTCTGGTACATCAATTTCAGTATCTTCGTCATATGGTATAAAAATTGTTTCTATTGTGTCTTTTGTGAAATATTGGAATATTTCTACTTCTGGCTCTGTTGTTACTCTCACAACGAGCTTGGTTAATTCGAGGTCACCGTCTGCATTGTAACCATACTGCCAGTTAGTTACATCAAGTGGAGAATGCCATCTCCAACGTGGATATTGTGCTCCTGCAGGTTTGATACAACTTACCCACACAATGCCGTACACTGTGGTAAACGTATCTACTTGGCTCATGAACTCATTTATTGAATTGTGTTCGCCATCTGCGTTTTGAGTAAATGCTTCTACTTCCGGATCTTCTGGTAATTCTCTCACAGGAGGAGTTCTAAAAAGAATAGCATTGTATTCACTTACATACAGTCTGGTATATGGCAATACAGGTACGTTAAGCAATTTCTCTTGATAAAAGTTACTTGCGTATTGTGTACCGCTGTTGGCTTCAGCACTGGAGTTGACAGGTTGAACAGTGGCTTTATACTTTGCAACTTGCTGTCCATCCTCATTCATTTCGTATGTGTTGATCACATCACTTTGCGTGGAGTAGTCGATATCATATGCTTTGAGATAATTGCCATTGCGATATTCTACACCGCCATAATAACTTTTGACGGCTAATTTCCAATCATCTACGTATCTTTGATATAGGTCATGTGACCCGGTAATGAAATCGATATAATCGAATTTTTTTGCCATATTAAGATCTCGAATAATTATTCTAATTGTTGCGCCAATATATTTATCAAAAAAATTAAAAATAGGAAATTTATTGACCAAAAAGGTTGACAATATTGCAGTATTGTGTATAATTATATACACAGGCACATAACTTTAATGGGCACAAAGAGAGGAAATTCCTTAACCCAAGCCCAGGAGAGTAAAAAATTGTTTACAAAAGTCCTGCACAACACTGCCTGTTTGTGTAGGCAATTCTAAGAGCCCCCGATCAACCATGCTCACTCAGAAAAGGGGCTCTTTTTTTATGATCAAAAAAAAGCGCCGTTTCCGACGCTTTTTAACTTTTCCTATAGGTAGGTAAGTTAGGACACTGTTACAACTTCAATTCAGTTGTGTCTGCAATTGGTGCTTTTGGTGGGATTGGTCCCATTGGATCAATTGTATCATGTGTTTCAATATCGATACCACCTCTTTTCAATAACGCAATCATTTTTGGCATATCATGAATAGATATTTTCCAACCATGACTTTGTGCTATTCTTCTTGCACCTTCTTTACTGTGCGGATTATACTTGTGTATTGCTTTCATTTTTACTCCTGTACTACTCTCAACATGCCTGTTTGCATCATGTAGTATTTTATTTGGTTTTCAAGATCTTGTGTTGTTGTGCCACGAAACGTTTTCACTTTGTGTACAACTTCTCCAGGTTTATTTCTTGGATCTACATAATATTCAAATTTTCTTACAGCAGTCAAATCACTTGGCACATAAGGACGTCCTTGTTCTGCGTTTGCTAAGTCTACCAATTTACTGTGTGTTTCTTCTTGCAACTTTGCACCTTGTACAGCCAAGTATTCATCACTATTAGTCATGATGTGTGTGCTTTGTTCTACATCATCGAGAGCATTCCAAGCATCAAGCACACCACGCCAATTGTGATTAACTCTGTGTGTCAGTATTTCACTTGTTGCCATTTAACAATTCCTTAAACCATTCTATTGTGCATGCCATGCCTTTTTCAAGTGGCATCAAATCTGCTTGTGTCATGCCGACATATCCCAACGTAGATGTATCGGCACACACTTTTGCACCTTCTATTTCACCCGGTCGCATAGGTAGTGTTTTTATTTCACTTGTGGAATTGGTTAAACGTTTGATAAGTTCTGCAACTTCTTTAACTGTGGAATTGTGTTCAGGTCCAACTTCAACAGCACATGGAAACACTTGATTATCTGCGGCTCTTTCGAGTCCTACAACAAGTGCGTGTGCAACATCGCCTACCCAACACATGTCAGATACTTGTGAACCATCACCATATATTTCTATGTCTTGTCCTTCCAGTGCTCTACACACAAATGAAGGTGTGATCTTTCTTACTTTGCTGTCGCCCCATGGTGGTACAGGTCTCTGTCTTGGTCCATATGCATTCATTGCTCTCACAATGTTTACTCGTGTACCTCTGTCTTTGTTGTACATGCTGATAAAACGTTCTATCATGGTTTTGGTAATTGAATAAGGATTGTTCATCCAGTGATTACCTACGCCAATGTAACAACCTGGCAAATCATATTGAACAGCGGCTTCAAGCATGTTGAGTCCACCCATTAAATTACTGAGTGCGGCTGGTCTTGGATTGTTGATTGTTTCTTGTGTGCCGAGAACTGCGGCAAGATGTATCCAACCATCTACGTGTGCCATTGCTTCAGTAACTGCTACTTCATCTCTGACGTCACCGAGTATGACTGGACATGGATATTGTTCTTGTCTGTTGTAATGATCAAAAATAACTGGCTTGTGGCCTCTTTCGATCAATTTTTCTACTACATAACTGCCTATAAAACCGGCTCCGCCTGTTACGAGTACCTTCATATCTTTCTCCTATATTGTTTCAGGCCAATACAGTTCTATATATTTTTGAAATGCTTTGTGGCCTCTGCTTATTTGATCTTGATTCATTATTGTCTTGTAATAGTACTTATCAGCCTTGGCAAAAAATGAATACTTTTTATCGTCTACTCTTCCTATGTCTTTGGTGTGTTCTCTGTTGCGACATGCTTCTACACTGTATTTTGTTATGCTTTCTTGTACTGGTTTGTCGCCTACTATGCTTTTCAACATCAGTTCTGTGTGATCAAGTAAATCTTCATAACGTAATTGTATTGGTGCTCGACTACCATAATTCATGAATTTATCATAATTTTCACTGCTAACACCGTTTTTGCTAAATGATTTATTCTCTATGAATTTATCGATAAAAGCCGTTTGTTCTTCTGGTTTTCCTCTTTTGGTTAACAACACATAGTTCCATGCACTACATGCAATATCAAGAGGATGTCTTATCATATGTACACTTGGCGTTTTTGATATAGAACGTTCTGTTTTGCGAATCAACTTATCCAATATGGGTTTGCTGACTTGATCACAATAAAAGTCTGGTTGATACAGTATATCAATCAATTGCCACACAAGCCAACTACCACCGCTTTTGGGATAACAAGCAATTAACACCAATGCTCCTTCATCCACTGTTCTCCAACTTCATGTGGCATTGGTTTGCCATGAAAGAACACCATTTTTACACCTTCTGGTAATGATTGTTTGCCTGCCAATCCTTGTGCTTTGTAACTCACACATGCTCCAGGAAATTCTGTTTGCAATCTCACAACAGGAGGACAATCTGGCAATGCTGGTTTTGGATTTTTGTTTATTCTCACAACACCCATGCATTCTTCAAGGAACTGATTGGTACCACCCCAACGTGTGTAATCACAATCAAGATTAGGGTAATCTTTTGGCTGATACTTGCTGGTGAAGTGTTGCCACACTTTGTCTCTGGTTGCTCTATCCCACATAATCCATGCTGTTTGCAATCCTGCAGGCCAACCAAAGTCACTAATGGTTGCAAATGGTTTGTCCATGTTTAAGATATCATCGATGTTGCCTGTTATGATTGTGTCCAAATCCATGTAAACAACTTTTTCTGCATGATCATGTTGTGGATTTGTCAATCCTATGATGTACCACCACACTGGCAAATCAACAAGAAAAGGTCTTGTTTCACATTCAATGCCTTCTGGTCTATCTGTGTAACATATGAATCTGTGTGGTACAGTGGTGTTACGTTTTACACTGTTATACAAATTGTTTACATATTCTGGTGGGAACTTAGGTCCCCAACTAAAGCATACTATGTCTATCATTGAAAGTATCTCCTTTGATGACCATGACGTGATGCTTTACAAATGTGATTCATTATCACATTGTGTTCATCTCTGCCACGTTCTTTGATTTCACACCATATTTCATTCAACAAGTCATCATGTTTTACAACTTTGTCTAATCTTTTCATCATGTTGTATACCATGTCGCCATTTGGTACATCTATACACTGCATACCGCCCCATGTAGGCGCTTTTATTTCATGTTGCAATTTGTTGCCATCGAGATCGCCGTTAACGGCGTTTACAAGCAGACTCATGTGTATGTTAGTGCCATTGATACACTGTACTATGTTCATTGCTATTGCACTTTGCACATGATTACCTACGTCTACAATGGTGTCAAGTATGCTTAACAACCAACGTACATCATATTCTTTGAGAAACACTGCTTTGTATTTGGTTAACAATGTCCAAAATTGTTGTCTGTGTTCCCAATCTTCCGGATTTCGACGCAAATGAATAATGTGGCTTACCAATCTATGGCATACTTCTGGTTTACCATAAAATTCTTTACGCACATTGGCAATGTTTTTGTGTATATCAGGTTGCCTGTTTAAATTGCTTACTGTTTTTTCGCCTGGTATGATTTCAAGTAGTGGATCATTCATCGTCTTTGTCTCGGTGGTTAACATTCTTTCTATCGCCGCCAAATATTCTATCCCAATTGTCACGCCATTGTTGACTTTGTGTGTTTACTCTTGGTGCAGAACCTTTACCGCCATGCCATTGTCCACTGCTGTTCTTGTAATGCTTTGCTGGCTTTTCAAGCCCTTGTTGTATGTCTCTGGCTTGTTTCAGTACAGGATTGCTATTGATTATTTTTTCGTTTTTCTTCCACTGTGAAGAACCTGTTTTAGGTATATCACCATTAGAATTGTCCATTTTGTGTCCTCTTTCTAACTTCACTGCCATATCCCGCGGCAAGGAAGAAAATTACACCTATGTTCCACCATGGTGAAATAAGCCCAAGCATAACACCCCAAAGTAGGCTTATGCCAGTTAATGTACATGTGTTCAACACATTGGTCATGTGAGAACTTTCTCGGTTCAAGTATTCAGGTAATTTCATATCTGTATATCTCCTTTTTGTTTATATATATCCGCCAGTGTTTCTTCTTATTGGTCCTCCTGGCGACCTTGTGTTCTGCTTGATTGGATATATGTTATTCACCATGTATCCAAGAGCATCATTAAAGTGATCGTATTGACCTTTTTCTGGTTGACGTGTGCCTTCTTTGTATGTGTGTTTTCTCAATCCATCTATCAATTTTTTACATTGTGGATCAACTGTTAATCTGCGGTTATCTTCTTTTAAAACACTGTTAACTGCACCTATCCTGTCTTTCACAGAAGGGTTTACTGAACCTACTCGCAAATCAAAGCCACAATTTTTCAGTATGAGATGATCTGTTACGCCTCCTGCACTTGTTCTACGTTGTGCTCCTGCGGCATCTGGATAACATATGATACGTCTGTTGGGATATCTACGTTGTATTTCATTTGCCATCTCTTGTGTGTTAGTGCCGAATATCTCCAGTTCATCAAATATGTGTATGCCAGATTGTGTTTGTAATCCTATCACAGCACAACCAGGATCAACGTTGAAGTCT